TTATGATTCTGGCAGAGAAGGCTTTGTCTCAAGATATGTACATGAAACTGTCGCTTTAGCTTTTGCGATTACAGAAGAAGCTGAAGAAGATGGCTTGTACGGTTCTCTAGGCGCTAAATACGCAAGAGCACTTGCAAGATCAATGCAACATACTAAAGAGATCAAAGGTGCGAATATCTTTAATAATGCAACTACTACTTCAACTGGAGGAGACGGCGTAGCTTTAATGAACGGCTCTCACCCACTTGGTGGTGGCGGTACTGCTTCTAACATTCTAGCAACACCTGCAGATTTATCTGAAACGTCTTTAGAGACACTTTTAGTTCAAATCTCAGAAGCTGTAGATGACAGAAGTATACCAATTGCATTATCTGGAAGAAAACTTGCAGTTCCTCCTGGATTGATCTTTATCGCAGAAAGAATTATCAAGTCTAATTTAAGACCTGGTACTGCTGATAATGATATCAATGCAATGAGAAATATGGGTATGATCCCTGAAGGAGTAGTAGTCAATCAAAGATTTACTAATCCTGATCAATACTTCATATTAACTGATTGTCCAGATGGAATGAAGCACTTCGTTAGATCACCAATCAAAAAAGCTGTTGAAGGCGATTTTGAATCTGGTAATTTAAGATACAAATGCAGAGAAAGATACAGCTTCGGTTTCACAGACTGGAGAGGTGTATACGGATCTGAAGGCGTAGCATAATAACTAATTAATACTAGGCGTAGCAATACGCCTAGTATTTTTAATAACCCAAACGACTGCGAAAGCAGACTATTATAAGGAGATAGACATATGGGAACAACAACATTTTCCGGACCGATAAAAGCGGGAACGGTTAGTCAAACAACTGGCACAAAATTAGGCGAAAGTATTAAAAATACTGGTTTCGTTACTATGGGCCAATCAGTAAAAGTTGATATCATTGGAGCTTCACATCTTAATCAAGTATGTGCAGTAGTTCCAGCAAACTCACAAATAGTTGATGTTATACTTAATGTAACAACTGTAAATAATGATTCTGGTGCAGCTACTGTTTCAGTAGGAACTGAAGCTGATGCTAATGCATTTTTAGATGGAGTTAATGTTAAAGCTCTAGCTACTACTCATGGTACTTTAGATACAGAAGCAACTAATGTAGGTACAACTGACTTACAAGTTTTAGCTGACTTTACTGGTGCTAGTGGTGACGCAACAACTGGTGCTTGCACAGTTACTGTTTTGTATTTACAAAACAATAGTGTTCAAGACGCAGCAGATTTATAATAATAAACTATGGGGCCTTCGGGCCCCTATAAAATTATGGAATTTAATTTAGACTTTTTATATAAATCTGGTAAAGCTTTAGAGAATATTGATTATTCTAATACCGATGCTGAAGATAAAGAAGAAAGAAGTACAGCTGAATCAGTAACACCAATTAAAAAAGAAAAATCAGATGACGAAAAAACTGTTGATGAATCTACAGCTGAAGTTATCAAAACACAAAAAGATAAAGAAAAAAAAGAAGATACAGAACAAGATTTAGAAAAAAAATTAAAAAATATAGAAAAAGTAATAGAAACATTTAGCGGTGGAGATGTACAACAACTTCCTTCAAGTAAAGATTTAGTAGGAACAACAAGTGATAATATAAATATTAAAGCTCCAGATTTAAGCTCTTTACAAGCTAAAGCTAATATGCAAGAATATTTAAAACCTTCTAATAGACAAAATGACAGAATTGCTTTACTTTATGAAGACTTAAAAAAATATAATTTAATATAGGAGAAAAAAATGGCAGGATCGGATCTAAATGTAGCTTTTACTTCTACTACTGGAGGGACACAAGTATTATTTGGTGGACCTACTAGATTAAAAGCTTTTATAATTACACCAACAGCTAGTGCAGGAACAGTAGTTTTTAAAGATGGTGGTACAAGTAAATTTACAGTATCTACAGCTGCAAGTGCAGCATCAGGACCAGTAAATATTAATTTACCAAGTGACGGTGTAAAATTTGGTACATCTTTACAAGCAACTTTAACTGATGTTGCTGGATTAACAGCATTTTTTGCATAATGGAGGACTATGGCTTTATCAGGAACGTCCACATTTACTTTAACTGTAAATGATGTAATACAAGAAGCTTATGATAGAATAGGTGGTGATCCTATTTTAGGTTACGATATTAGATCAGCTAGACGAAGTTTAAATATTATGTTTAGTGATTGGGCTAATCGTGGTTACAATCAATGGACTGTTGAATATAAAACTTTAGCTATTACAACAAGTACAATTTCATATACATTACCTGCTGATACTGTTGATGTTATTAATGCTAATATTCAAATAAGTGATGGCACAGAATATGCTATGACTGCTTTAGGATTAAATGATTATGCAGCAATTTCTAATAAAACTACACAAGCTAGACCAACACAATATTATTTACAAAGATTAAGTACACCTGTTTTAAAAATTTATCCAGCTCCTGATACTAATTATACAATTACTTATTATCGAATTAGAAGAATAGAAGATATTACAGCTTCAACAGTAAGTGGTGTAGAACAAAATGTAGATGTACCTTCAAGAGCTTTAGAATGTATGTGTGCAGGACTTGCTTATTATCTTTCTAAAAAAAGAGTAGGTATCGCACCAGCTACGCAACAAACTTTAAAAATAGATTATGAAGAAGCTTATCAACGATTAATTGCTGGCGATGATACTCCTTCAACTAGAATTTTACCAGCAACAGGAAATACTTATTATTCATAATGGCTAGAGTACCAGCAAGCACAAGACCACATCGAGCACCTTCTCAAAAATTTTCTGGTGGAAAATATGCATATGCTATTTCTGATAGATCAGGATTAAGGTTTCCATATCAAGAAATGGTATTTGAATGGACTGGAATGTTTGTTCATACTTCAGAGTGGGAACCAAAACAACCACAATTAGATTTAACTTATTTTACTGATGCACAAACTTTACAAAATGCTAGACCATCAGCTAATATATCTGCAACACAAGCAGCAAGAACTGGTGGAGGCGCAGTTGGATCATCTACTGGTGGTGTTCCTAATCAAGTCACTGCTTTACCAAGTTTTGAAAATACATCAGGTCAATCTGTTTATGTAGGAGTTGCAACTCTTCCTACAACATGGTATTTAAATAATACAAATTTGTTAACAACTTCATTGGGAAATGTTACAGTTGTTATTACATGATAAAAAATAAAACACCGAGTGTTATGATCGCAACACCTTGTTATGGCGGTCAACTTTCTGAAGGATATTTACATGGAATTATGAGTGTAACTCAATCTGCAGCAAAGAATAATTACAGAGTACATTTAAATACAATGGGAAATGAAAGTTTAATTACTAGAGCTAGAAATACTTTAGTAAGTCAATTTTTAGATTCAGATGAAACAAATCCTGAACTTTTTACACATTTAATGTTTATTGATTCTGATATAGGATTTAATGGAGATGCAGTTTCTCGTTTAGTATTATCTGATTATGATGTAGCTTGTGGTGTATATCCTAGAAAATCTATTGATTGGGAAAGGTTACCAGAATTAATAAAAAAAAGTGATAAACATTTAGAACAAAGAGCTTTAGGATATAATCTAAATTTTTCAAATCCAGATAATATTGAAGTAGAAAATGGATTTACAGAAGTAATGGATGCAGCGACTGGATTTATGTGTATTAAAAAAGAAGTTTTTAAAAAAATGATTGAAGCTTATTCTAATCTTAAATATACTAGCGATCAAATTATTAATGGTAAAAAGTATGGAAGTAACAATTGTTACGCATTTTTTGACTGTATTATTGATGAAAAAAGTAATAGATATTTATCAGAAGATTATGCTTTTTGTAGATTATGGCAAAAAATAGGTGGTAAGATACATGTTGATCTTCGAAGTCCATTAACGCATTATGGAACTTATCCATTTGCAGGGCATGTATGGACTAAATTTAAGATTGATGATAATGTAAAAGTGGAGAAAAAAAATGGCAATGACTTACAGCAGTCTAAAGACTGATATACAAACATGGGCAGAAAATACAGGTACTGATTTTAATAATCAATTAGATACATTTATAGATAACACATTTTCTTCATTATCAAGAGATATTGATCCAGTAGGTTTTAATGAAAATGTAACTACTACAGCAATAGTAGGAGATAGATTTGTTAATCTTCCTACTGCTATTGAACCTATGTTATTTAATTATTTAACTATAACTGTTGGTACAGAAGTTACTTATTTAGAAATGAAAACTTTAGCTTATTGTCAAGAATATTGGCCTAATTCAGCTTTACAAGGTCAACCTAAATATTTCGCTAATTTTGATGATGACCGAGTATATTTAGCTCCTACTCCTGATCAAGCTTATACTCTTAAATTAGGATATCAAGGAAAAATTAATCCTTTATCTAATACTAATACTACTAATTGGTATACTGAAACTATTCCAGACGTTTTGTTATTTGGTTGTTTAGCGGAAGCAAATCTCTTTACAAAGAACATGGAAGATTATACTATATACCAAAATTTGTATAATACAAGAGTTACTACTGTTAACAACGAAGCTCGTAGAAGAAGAAGAACTGACTATAAGTTTCCAGGTAGCCCTGTTGGTACAAACACATTAACTGGAGGACAATAATATGGCAATAACACAAGCGATTTGCACAGTATTTAAACAAGACTTGATGTCGCCTGGTGGAAACCTTGAAGCTCAAACTCTTAAATGTGCACTATACACTAATGCAGCAACTTTAAATGCAACAACATCTGTTTATATAACTGCAGATGAAGTTACTGGAAACGTAGCTACTAATTATACTACAGGCGGAAACGCATTGACTAATGTAGCTATTTCAGTAGATGGAACTACAGCAATTTTTGATGCAGATAATGTTACATTTCCTAATGCAACAATTTCAGCTCAAGCAGCACTTTTATATAATGCAAATAATGCTAATTCTGCAATTGCAGTTTTAGATTTTGGAGGAGTTAAAACTTCAACGAACGGAACTTTTGAATTACAGTTTCCAACTGCTAATGCTAGTGCTGGTTTAATTAGAATAGCTTAAAGGAGTACTACTTATGGCTGCACTCATCATTAATGATAGAGTAAAAGAAACAAGTACTACTACTGGAACAGGAACTATTAGTTTAGCTGGAGCTTCACAAGGTTTTGAAACTTTTGTTGCAGGTATTGGCACTACTAATACAACTTATTATTGTATTACTAATTCAACTCAAACAGAGTTTGAAACTGGTATTGGTACAGTAACTGATGCAACTCCAGATACTCTTTCTAGAGATACAGTTTTATCATCCACTAATTCAGATAACAAAGTTGATTTTTCTGCAGGTGAAAAAGATGTATTTTGTACAATCCCTGCAAAAAAAGCAATGTCACCGGTTATGGAAGCTACAGGTTATGTAGTAACTCATGCTTCAACATTAGATGAAGTTCAAACAATGGATTCAGGTGTATTAGCAGGACCAGTATCAGTATCTGGAACAATAACAGTAACAGGAACTTTGGTAATAGTTTAATGAGTAAAATAGAAGTAAATACAATTGAACCACAATGCGGAACTTCATTAACAATAGGTGCTTCTGGTGATACTATAACTATTCCAAGTGGTGCATCGATTTCAAATCAAGGAACTGCATCTGGTTTTGGTTCTACAGGTGAAGTATCTTGGGTAACAACTAAAAAAACGTCTGGTTTTACAGTAACATCAGGTGAAGGTTATTTTTGTGATACATCTAGTGGAGGTTTTACAGTAACTCTTCCAGCAGGAACTGCAGGAAATTCTTTTGCTGTTGCGGATTATACAAACACATTTAATTCAGGTAATATAACAATTACACCAAATGGTTCACAAAAAATTGGTGGATTAGCTGGAAATGCTGTATTAAATACTGAAGGACAGTCTGCATATTTTGTATATGTAGATGATACTGAAGGTTGGAAAAATGTAATAGATTCAACATCTAATATTACAGCAGGATCATTTGTAGAAGCTACTGGTGGTAATGCTATTGTCACTTGTGGTAATTACAAAACTCATATTTTTACAGGACCTGGTACTTTTGCAGTATCATCTATATCATCTGATGCAGCAAATAATAAAGTTGATTATCTTGTTGTAGCTGGCGGAGGTGGCGGAGGTGGCGCTGACAACGAAGTAAAAGGTGGTGGCGGTGGTTCAGGAGGTGTAAGATTTTTTTCTACAGCTCCAGGAAATAATCACCCTAATAATAATTCAGGTGCAACTCCTAACACAGAAATTGTAGTTACAGCTGCATCTTTTCCAATCACAGTTGGAGCAGCAGGATCAGGAGCACCAAGTTCTCCTCCAGCAAATAATCAAGCTGGATCATCTGGAGGTACTTCAACATTTAGTACAGTTACTTCAGCAGGTGGTGGAATAGGCGGTTCTTATCAAGTAGCTGCTACAAGTGGAGGATCAGGAGGTGGTGCAGGAACTGCAAATGCTACTCCTTACGCAGCAGTCGGTAGTGGTAATACTCCTCCAGTTGCTCCTGTACAAGGTTTTAACGGAGGAACAGGAAACCCATATGGTAGTGCACCAAGTTTTGGATCAGAATCTGGTGGAGGAGGCGGAGGAGCTGGAGTAGTCGGTACATCTGCACCTGTTCCTGCAGATGGTTCATTGACACCAGGTGGTGATGGAACTTATATTGCTGATTCATTTGTAGGTCCAACAGCTCCAAGTTATGGAAGTTCAGGTCCTGTATCAGCAGCAAGATATTTTGGTGGTGGCGGAGGTGGAGGTCAACAAGGCCCTGCATCTGCTGGTGGATCAGGAGGAGGTGGAAATGGTGGAAATAGTACAAACGCACCTGCACCTGCACCTACAGCTGCTGGACAAGCTGCTACAATAAACACTGGTGGTGGCGGAGGTGGAGCTGGAGCAGTTCCAGCTGGAACTAATATGCCTGGTGGTGGCGGAGGTTCAGGAATTGTTATGATAAGGTATAAAATTGCGTAGGTAAATTATGAGTAGTAAAATTAAAGTAGATAATATAAATAAAATTTCAGATGATTCAAATATCATTAAAAAATGTGGAACAACTACCACTGTAGGATCAGGAGCAAGTAATCCTATTGTTGTTGATGGCTCTACAGTTACTTTAGGTAGATGTGGTGGTACTGTAGCTTTAGCAAGTGGTGCTACTCAATCTGGTTTTGGTAGAACAGGAACAGTTGATTGGCAAACAGCATCAATTAAAACTGGTACATTTACAGCTGCAAATGGTGAAGGTTATTTTTGTAATACAACAAGCGGCGGATTTGTAATGAATTTACCAGCAGGTTCTGCAGGAAATATAGTTTCAGTACAAGATTACAATAATACATTTGATACAAATGCTTTAACAATAACACCAAATGGTTCAGAAAAAATTAATGGTGGCGCTGGTTCTATAGGTTTAAGCACAGAAGGTGAAGGTTTAACTTTAGTTTATATTGATTCAACAGTCGGTTGGAGATCAATTCAAGATAGCGATTTTGCTACAGCAGGTAGTAACTATGTAGCAGCAACTGGAGGTACAGAAACTACTTCAGGTGATTGGAAAATTCACACATTTACAGGTCCAGGATCTTTTGTTGTAACAGGAGGAGGTTCTCCAGCAGGTTCAAATACAGTAGATTATTTAGTTATAGCAGGTGGTGGCGGTGGAGCAGGTAATCCTGGAGCAGGGGCAGGTGGAGGAGCAGGAGGATATAGAGAATCAGTTCCTAGTCCAGCTGCTTGGACTGGAAGTCCACTAGCTAATCCTGCTAATGCACGACCTGTTTCAGCACAAACATATCCAATTACAGTTGGAGGAGGAGGTACAGTCAGTCAACCTCAAGGAAACGAAGGGGGAAATTCAACATTTTCAGACATAACATCAGCTGGTGGTGGAGGTGGTGGAAAAGCAGATAATAATCCAGGAGTAGCGGGTGGTTCAGGTGGTGGAGCAGCACCAGGTGGTTCAGTAGGAGCAGGAGATACACCTCCTACAAGTCCTCCTCAAGGTAATCCAGGTGGAGCTGGTGGTGCAAGTAATGGTGGATCTGGCGGTGGTGGTGGAGCTGGTGGTGTTGGCACAGCAGGAAACGCATCTCCTCCAGGAGGAGGAAATAGTGGTGGTGGAGATGGTGGCCCTGGCGTAGCGACATCAATAACAGGATCTCCTGTTACAAGAGGTGGTGGAGCTGGAGGTGGTGGTAGAGACACATACAGTGGATCTGGCCCAGGCGGAACAGCAGGACCTGGCGGTGGTGGAGCAGGTGGAACACAAAATAGTAATAATGCAGGAGCAGGAACAGATAACACTGGAGGTGGCGGCGGTGGAGGTGGTGAAAATCAACCTGGAAAAAATGGTGGTCCAGGTGTAGTAATATTAAGGTATAAATTTCAAAATTAAGTAAATTATGAGTGAAGTAAAAGTAAATAAAATAAGTCCAAGATCAGGTACAGATGTTACATTAGGAGATAGTGGTGACACTTTCACAATTCCTTCTGGTGCAACTATAACTAATAGTGGTACAGCAAATGGTTTCGGTGCCACAGGTGCAGTTAATTGGAATACAACAGTTAAGACAGGAGATTTTACAGCAGTTTCTGGTGAAGGATATTTTGTAAATTCAACTTCAGGTGAAATAGATGTAACACTCCCAGCAGGAACTGCAGGATCAATTATTGCTGTAGCAGATTATGCAAACACAGCAGATACAAATAATATTATATTAAAACAAAATGGTTCAGATAAAATAGAAGGATCAACTGATGATTTTATAGTAAATCAAGAAGGAGCTTCACTAACTTTAGTTTTTGTAGATTCAACAAAAGGTTGGATAATAACAGATACAGGAAATAGCACAGATGCTAGTATAACTCCTTCATATGTAGCAGCATCAGGAGGAAATACAACTGTTAATTCTCCTTGTGGAGATTATAAAATTCATACTTTTACAGGTCCAGGAACTTTTACAGTATCTTGTGTAGGTAATGCTGCAGGATCAAATACACTAGAATATTTAGTAGTTGCAGGTGGTGGAGCTGGTGGAAGAGATCAATCAGGCGGAGGTGGAGCTGGAGGATTAAGAACTAATTTTCCAAGTCCAGCTACTGGTGGTTTGGAAGTAACAGCTACAGGATATCCTGTTTCTGTAGGTGGTGGTGGATCAAGACCTGGTTGTAATGGTACACCTGGAAATAGTGGTTCACAATCAGTCTTTACAGGATCTTCAACAATTACTTCAGCTGGTGGTGGCGGAGGAACTGGAAATGGAGGTTCAACAACTGGACAAACTGGAGGTTCAGGTGGTGGTGGAGATAGTAACCAAAGCGGTTCAGCAGGAAATACACCTCCCGTAACTCCTCCTCAAGGAAATCCAGGTGGAACAAGTTCAGGACCAAATGGAGCTGGAGGTGGTGGCGGTGCTAGTTGCGCAGGTGGAAATAGTCCAGGCGGTACAACGGCAGGAAATGGTGGAAGTGGTACAGGTTTTCCAACAGTATTTGTAAATAATGCTGGTCAACCTTCTGGAGGAAATTATTATTTTTCTGGTGGCGGTGGAGGTTCTGCTCATAGTGGAGGAACTCATGGCACTGGTGGTTTAGGTGGAGGAGGTCGAGGTGGTGGAACAACACCTCCAGGCGTTCAAGCTCCAGAAGCAGGAACAGATAACCAAGGTGGTGGTGGCGGAGGTTGTGGTAATAATGCTTATACTAATCAAACTGGTGGTTCTGGAATTGTAATAATAAGATACAAATTTCAAAATTAATATGTGTTTACTAACTTTTGAAATTAATATATAAGGAGAAATATATGGCACATTTTGCAAAAATTGGTATGAATGGAAAAGTTATTCAAGTATTAACTTTGAATAATAATGATATGTTAAATGCTGATAATATTGAAGATGAATCAGTAGGTCAACAATACTTACAACAACATAATAACTGGCCTGCAGAAATGTGGATTCAAACATCTTATAATACAGTAGGTAATACACATAAATCTGGAGATAACTCAAAAGCATTAAGAGGAAATTATGCAGGTATAGGTCATACATGGGATGAAGATAATCAAATTTTTTGGCCTAAATCACCTTTTCCATCTTGGGTAAAAAATATTACAACTGCAGGTTGGGATTCACCAATCGGTCCAGTTCCAACATTTACTGCAGAACAAATTTCACAAAATGAAGCTGGTACTCATGCCTGGCGTTATGATTGGAATGAAACTAATACAACTTGGGATTTGACAGATACGAAAGCATAGATTAAAAATGGTGGTATGCAGAAGGAAGTATTAACAGAGCAAGCTCTATATTATGGTGATGTGGCAATGCCTAAAGATTGGGACATTGACCGAGATAAGTTATCAGGAGACATTTTACAATCAATAATTCAAAATAAAAATTTTCCATTTTCACGAACTTGGGATATGTTAAATACTTACATAAGAGATCATGTAAAAGTAGATTATGATATTACTTTAATTAACCAAAAAACTTGGGGTAATATTTATAAACCTAGTCAGACTACAATTCCATTATTAAATATTGATCCAGTAGATTTAAAAAATTCACCTGATTTTACAATGCTTTATGGTGTTAAAGTTAAAGATTGTATGGTTAGAATATATTTTGAAGATAATAGACGTAAAGGTAGGTCTTGGGATATACCATTATTTAATAATAGATTTATAATATTCCCATCAACTAATATGTATTATTTAACTAATAATCAAAAAGATAGTTTAAATTTTGTACAAACAATAACTTATGAATATATTTAATGAAAATTCTTAAACCTAGAAAGAATTGGAATATAGATTGTACAAAAATTACTGTTATGGACAATTTTTTTGATGAAGAATGTTTAAAAAAATTAAAGTATAGATTGTTATATACAACTAAAGCTGATCATTTATACGATAATTATTATGCAATAGATTATTGGAACAATGATTATTTAACATCTTTAATTGCAAAAGAATTAAAAAACAAAATACTTTTACCTCCTTTTTTAAGAGCTTGGGGTTTTGTTTATAATAACATTGGAAAAGGAGTTCATCTACATTGTGATCCTTCATTAGTTAATTTAAATACTTGGTTAACTTCAGATAAATCTGTAAAAAATAAATCTAAAAATGGTTTAATTATCTATAAAATTAAACCTCCTAAACATTGGACACGTTACGAATGGAATCAAACTCCTGATAAATCAATTAAATTAATTAAAGATAAAAAAGTTAAACCTGTTAAAATTCCTTACAAATATAATAGAGCAGTTTTTTTTGATGGAGCTTATTTTCATACTTCAAATGAAGTGTCTATGAAAGAAGGTATGGAAAATAAAAGAATAAGTTTTACAATGTTATTCGGAGAACAATTAGAAAAAAATGAATCTATTTAATTATTATTGGTATTTTCCAAGTGTTCTTACACCAAAGTTTTGTGATGAAGTAATAGCTTATGCTAATTCACAAAAAGAAGTT